TTGGTCGCCAGGAAACTTTAACAAGTATCTAGAAGTTTCTAACGCCAACGCAACATTTGCTACAAAAGCATATGCTGCTGCAAACAGCTATGTAAATACGCTTCTGGCTAACACCAACTCGTATATTGCTTCTCGTGCTTCATGGACCGCTCTTACAGGCACGAACACAGCACTCCGTACTCTCATCAGCGATCGTCTCCAAGTAGCTAATGCTGCTTCGACATACGAAACAAAGTCTGATGCGAACGCCAAACTTGCTAACACGAATTCGTATATTGCGACGAAGGTTAACACAACAACGTTCAACTCGGCGCTTGCTAATACAAACTCATATATTGCAACGAAGGCATCGTGGACAGCCCTTACCGGCACAAACACTGCGCTGCGCACATTAATCAGCGACAGACTGCAAGTAGCTAATGCAGCTACTCTTTATGCTACAAAATCCAATCCAGCAACATCTGGATTGTTAGCTCATACCGGTCGCGCAACGATTTCTACAAATCTTGCAGTATCTGGAAACACAAGCATTGGCGGCAATCTTGTTGTTGACGGCGATCTAACCGTTGAAGGTGCAGTAACTTATATTTCATCTTCTACTCTGAACGTTGATGACTCAATGATTAAGTTGGCTGCTAACAACGCAGCTGACACGGTTGATACTGGATTGTACGCTAAGTACGTTTCTAGTGGCACTAAGTATTCTGGTCTGTTCCGCGATGCTACAGATGGTGTATTTAAGTTCTATTACGGATTGCAAAATGAACCTACAACTACAGTTGATACTGGAGGAACAGGTTACGCGATTGCTACGATTGAAGCTGTAATAGACGGCGGAACGTTCTAATATATAAAATAAAATACCAGTGAGGGGACGAGTGTTTCCCCTCACTTCCTTTATAGGAGTTGGGTGTGGCTTCCACGATTAAAATTAAACGCAGTAGTGTTGCGGGTAAAATACCGCTCGTCTCAGATATCACTACTGGCGAAATAGCAATCAACACAAAAGATAAGAAGCTCTATTCTTCGAACGGCACAGCTGTATTCGAGATAGGCTCGCAGCTGAAAAATCTTACAGTTTCCGGTAATACTTCTATTGCTGGTCTTATCGCCAACGGATCTCTTGGCACTTCAGGAAAAGTTCTCAAGACAAATGGAACAACTGTTTATTGGGGAACAGACGTTTCTACTGCTGGCAGTGGTTTCGCTAATGGTCAATCTATTTCTGTTACGAACTTAGAAATAACTGGTGCATTGACTGTTAACAATTCAACCGGATCAGCAGGCTCTGTATTAAAATCTAACGGCGCTGGAGGCGTGTATTGGGGAGTCGATAACGCTGGAGGCGGTGATTTAGATTTTGGAACTTTTTCTACTCCTTCTGGATTTACATTAGACTTAGGATCTTACTAATATGGCATTAAGAATTCGTAGAGGATTGTCGACCAATCGAACTTCAATTACGCCTGCAGAAGGTGAGTTGATTTACACAACAGATACGAAGTTAGTTTATATCGGCGACGGATCAACAGCAGGTGGTAATGCTGTAGGGCCTGGATCTACTTTAAATCAGTATCTGCAAGTTGCTAACGCTAACGCAAAGTTTGCAACAAAAGCATACGCAGCAGCTAATTCTTATGTCAATACAATTTTGGCTAATACAAATTCGTACATTGCTACGAAAGTTAACACAACTACATTTAATTCTGCATTAGCTAATACTAATTCGTATATCGCGTCGCGCGCGAGCTGGGGTGCGCTCACGGGAACAAACACCGCGCTTCGTACGCTCATTAGTGATCGCCTGCAAGTTGCTAATGCTGCTCTAACGTATCAGACAATCGCTATCGAACGCGCTGCGTTGGCTAATACGAACGCAAGAATTTCACTTGTAAATACAAATCTTACTGGTACTAATACAGCTCTCCGCACTCTCATTAACGACAGATTGCAAGTTGCAAATGCTGCAGCAACGTATGAAACCAAAACAACAGCCGACACTCGTTTGGCTAACACCAACGCATACATTGCGACTAAGGTCAACACGACTACATTCAATAGTGCATTAGCCAACACCAACTCATTTATCAAATCTCAATTGGCTAATACGAACGCATACATTGCTACGCGCGCGAGCTGGACTGCGCTCACGAGCACCAATACAGCTCTAAGAACATTAATCAATGATCGTTTGCAAGTTGCTAATGCCGACGCAAAGTTTGCAACTAAAGCATACGCAGCAGCTAATTCTTATGTAAACAATACGTTCCTTAAAAGAACCGGTTCTCAAGCATCAGCACAATCTGTTAATACAAACGTCGCGTTTTCAGCCAATGTATCTATCCAAGGTAAACTGACTGTAACAGGTGGTATTACTTCATATTTCGCTAACAATGTAAGTACAAGCGATAATATGATTTATCTTAATGCCAATAGCATTGTATCAAATCCAGACTTAGGATTCGCTGGTAATTATAATGATGGAACATATGCTCACGCAGGTTTCTTCCGAGATGCGTCCGACGCAGGAACATTTAAAGTATTTCACAAATATACATTAGAACCTGATGCTAATGTTTATATTAACACAGCACATGCTTCATTTGAACTTGCGCCATTTGCAGCTCAAAACATTAGAGCAACTAGAAATCTAATTGTTGTAGCCAATTCTACATTAGGAAATACATCTGTATCTGGATTCCTAAAATTAAATGGAACAGATATTCGTACTACGTTTGCGCAGAACACCTACGTCAATACGACTTTAGCCAACACAAACGCATACATTGCTACTCGTGCTTCATGGACTGCGCTTACTGGCACAAACACTGCGTTGCGTACGCTTATCTCAGATAGATTGCAAGTTGCTAACGCTGCTGCAATTTATCAAACGATAACAACGGAACGCGCCGCTCTAGCCAACACAAACGCATACATTGCTACTCGTGCGAGCTGGACTGCGCTCACAGGTACTAATACTGCTCTTCGCACGCTGATTAGTGATCGTTTACAAGTAGCCAATGCTTCTACGTTATATGCGACCAAATCAAATCCCCAAACTTCTGGATTGTTAGCGCATACAGGTCGCGCGACGATCAGCACAAATCTTGATGTTTCTGGTAATACATCAATCGTTGGTCTTAAAGCTAATAATTCATTTGGTTCAGCTGGACAAGTATTAAAAACTAATGGAACATCAGTCTATTGGAGCGCCGACGTTTCTGGTACTGGCGGAGGCGGATTTGCAAACGGACAATCTATTTCCGTTCTTAATTTAACTGTTACAGGAAACACTACTCTAGGTGGCGCTGGTAAAACTATAGGCTCGACTGGTGCGCTTACTCATACTGGTCGCTTGCGCGTATCAACCAACCTTTACGTTGCAGGAAATACTGTTCTTGGTGATCCAACGAATGTTTCAGAACGCACCACAGTTAATGGAACGTTGTTCGCTAACGGAAACATTAACTTTAACGGCAATACAGTTATTGGTGGTGCCGGTAAAATAGCCAACGCAACTGGTTGGTTTGGTGTCACTGGACGCGCTACAGTTTCTACGAATTTATTTGTTGCCGGCAATACGACTGTAAGAGGACTGATCGCCAACGGTTCTCTTGGTACTGCGAACTATGTTCTAAAAACAAACGGAACAACAACGTTCTGGGGAGCAGTTTCTTCTGGTGGTGGAGGAGGAGCTACGCTTTCGGACGAAACAGCAAGCGCGACTACACATTATCCAGCAATGTCAACAACATCTACTGGCTCTTGGACTTCGGCTATCGTCTCAACAACTAAACTATATTTTACGCCATCTACTGGTCAGCTCAACGCAACAATCTTTAACTCGCTTTCTGATAAACGAGTCAAGAAAAACATCAAGACTTTTGATGATGCACTGAACACTGTTAATAGTATGCGTGGCGTTAAGTTTAATTGGAAAGAAACTGATACGCCGTCAATTGGTCTTATCGCTCAGGAAGTTGAGAAACTGCTTCCAGAGTTGGTTCATACAAGCGACAATGGCGAAAAGTCAATTAACTATGGCGGTGTTGTTGGCGTTCTAATTGAAGCAATCAAAGAATTAACTTCCAGAGTAAAAAAACTAGAAGGTAAGTAATGTCTGGTTTTGAAATTTTAGAAGAAGATTTTGATCGCGTCTTTATGACGGATCAGGAAATTATTGATCGTTTCGTGGGCAACATACTTTGGACATGGGGAAGGGCTACTAGTGGAATCTTAGCATCAGGAAACACTACTGATCGATCGTCTCCAGGAACTACAGCAGGTGGTGGTGTTAACTGGGTTCAAATAGCTACTGGTGGATTAAACTCAAGACAGGGAGCTGCCATAAAAACAGATGGTACGTTATGGACTTGGGGTCAAAACGGAAGCGGTCAATTAGGTGATGCAACCACAACATCTCGTTCTTCTCCAGGAACAACAGCAGGTGGTGGTACTAATTGGAAACAGGTATCTGTCGGTAATTTGACCATAACAGCGATAAAAACTGACGGGACTCTTTGGGCTTGGGGCGATGGATCTCGCGGCGCTTTAGGTGATGGAACAATTGCAAACAAATCATCTCCTATTACAACTGCTGGTGGTGGTACTAATTGGAAACAAGTATCTGCTGGAAGTTCTTTAGACGCCAGCTCATCAGCTGCAGGTGCAGTAAAAACAGATGGTACGTTATGGACTTGGGGAAGCAATAATCAAGGACTTCTTGGAGACGGTACAGGCGGAAACAGATCATCTCCAGGAACAACTGCAGGTGGCGGAACTAATTGGAAACAAGTATCATTTGGATATCAAATGGGAGCAGCCATAAAAACAGATGGTACGTTATGGACTTGGGGTTACAACAATAGAGGTCAGCTTGGCGATTCAACAATTACAAACAGATCTTCTCCTGGTACAACTTCTGGTGGCGGAACAACTTGGAAACAAGTAGATATATCTAAATCTGATTCTAGTGCAGGCGGTATAAAAACTGATGGAACGTTGTGGACATGGGGAGCCAATTTACTAGGTTCATTAGGTGATGGGACAACAACTTCTAGATCATCTCCAGGAACAACTGCTGGTGGCGGAACTAATTGGAAACAATTTGCTTTTGGTGATACATCTTCTGCAGCAGTAAAATTAGATGGTACTCTATGGACTTGGGGCGGCAATGCTTCTGGTCAATTGGGAACTGGAACATCAGGGGTTGGTACAAGCAGATCATCGCCAGGAACAACCGTATCAAACAGCAGATTTTGGAAAACTGTTTCGTGTGGCTATAGAATGGTTTATGGAATAGCAGACTAAAGAGGGAAACAAATGACTGCATATGTTTTAGTTCATAATGGATTTGTGATCAACGGACCAAGGGCATGGAATTATCGTTCGTTTGAATCTTCTCTTGAGGAAGATTGCGAAATCACATACAAGCTTCCGATGAGCAAGAACGATGAAGAAATAATTGAAATTGATGCGAATACGAAAATCTACGCAGCAGAACTTGTTTATCCGAGCTATAATTCTAAGATCGAATATCCACATGGCCCCTTCTGGGATTTTTCAACCGGCAAAGCTATTGGCACATTCCAAGTGTTATCAACGCCAATTGAACTGATCAAAAATACTTTGAAATCAAAAGTTTCTGAAATTCGTTGGCGTAAAGAAACGGCAGGCATGATAACAAACGTGCAAGGAACTGATGTGTTCGTTGATACATCTAGAGAAATGCGTGATGTGTTCGTACAAAAATATATCCTGATGAACGACAACGAAACTGTTCAATGGAAATTCAATTCTGGCTGGTTTACTCTTACAAAAACAGAAATCAATTCTATAGCTGTTGCAATAGCCAATCATATTCAAACTCAGTTTGATTGGGAAGTATCAAAGAATGCACAAATCGATGTTTGCACAACAGCACAAGAATTAGACGCTATCAATCTTGAGGAATGATTGATGCCTGTTTTTAATTTTAGAGACAACGATGGCATTGATATTGGTAACAAATACGTTACCAAAGAATATCTTATGGACGTTTATCCCGATTTAGTGCCTGGATATGCAAGTCCAGAACTTTACACTTGGGGTAAGGGTGATGTAGGACAATTAGGTTATGGATCTACAACACCAAGATCTTCTCCAGGCACAACAGCAGGCAGTAGTGCCACATGGAAACAGATAAGCATATCTAAAGGGGACGGACTAGGATATATTGCTGCTGGAGGAGTAAAATCCGATGGTACTCTATGGACTTGGGGTCTTAATCAAGTATATGGCGCATTAGGTGACGGGACAACTTCACCGGCAATCAAATCATCACCTGGAACAACTGCTGGCGGCGGAACTAACTGGAAACAAGTTAGTATGGGAAAATTTGTATCGGCTGCTGTTAAAACTGATGGTACTCTATGGACATGGGGAAATGGTAGTTTTGGCGGATTAGGCGACGGAACAAACAACAATCGTTCTTCACCAGGCACAACGGCTGGTGGTGGCACTAACTGGAAACAGGTTAGTGCAGGATTTAGAATGATGGCTGCTGTTAAAACTGACGGGACTCTATGGACTTGGGGATTTAATAGCGGATCAATTGTTGGTAGTGGAAATACATTTGATACATACGGTGGAGCATTAGGTGCAGGAAGTTTTGCTGCTACCTATGGAAGATCTTCACCGGGCACTACTTCTGGTGGTGGAACTAATTGGAAATCAGTATCTGTTGCGTCGACTAGACAAAATACAGAAAGTAATGCAGTAGCAGCCATAAAAACAGATGGTACTCTATGGACTTGGGGTAATAATGAAGCAAGAAATCTTGGAGACGGTACTCAAAATAGAAGATCTTCTCCAGGCACAACAGCAGGCGGTGGTACAACTTGGAAAGATGTATCTTTGGGAGGTTATGGGTGTGGTGCTATAAAAACAGATGGCACGCTGTGGATGTGGGGCCTTAATAGTTTTGGCGATGTTGGAGACGGCACCGTAACAGCTAGAGCATCTCCAGTCACAACTGTTGGTGGTGGGACTAATTGGAAATCTGTTTCTGTTGGCGGTTATGTTAGTGCTGGAATCAAAACAGATGGTACTCTATGGACTTGGGGTGCTGGAAGTTATGGCGGATTAGGCGACGGAACAACAACATCTAGAAGATCTCCAGGAACTACAGTAGGTGGAGGAACTAATTGGAAAAGCGTTGAAGGCGGATATTATGCGGCGTTTGCTATCGCAGAACAAGGTAATTGGTGAATGGCATTTATTAAAACATTAACGATTGATGATTTCTATACACCAGATGGCGCGCACAATTTATCATTGGTTGCGCGCGGCCTTCCATTTATACAGAAAGATCTTGGCAGAGAAATTGAGAACTTTAATCATGTCCCCGACGACATATCCGATATCATTTCAACCGTTATAGCTCGTAAAGTTGAAGTAGATATGGATCGCTCTGGTGTGTTTCGTTTTCCTGATGTTTTTGTTCATTTTGAAGATTTTGAATCAACTAAAGATTGGATACTCGTTGTAGCTTTAGATCATACATATTTCAATATATACGAGCACAAAGACGGCGCAAGAAATGCTCTAGAAGGGTACGAATTTCCTTATCGAGATTTGTTTCAGTGGAATGTAAAGGTAAATTATGAGTTGGAGCCTGGACAGGCAGTATTTTTTAGACCATGGCTATTTCATTCGTTCACAGGTAACTTAGTTCAAATTTTTAGACTGAGAGATGTAGAATAATGGCTGTAGGTTTTACCACAACATACAACGGACGAATTACAGAAGTTGATGATCTCTTGGTCAAACGAGAGTTCTTCAATGATGGTACGTTGTGGACTTGGGGTGGAAATGCTTCTACTCAATTAGGCATTAATGCTACAGCAACAAATTCAAGATCATCACCTGGAACAACTCTTGGCGCTGGTGCCAATTGGAAGTCGATTGAAACTTCTGCCTCAAGCTCAGTTATTGGTGGAGTAAAAACAGACGGTACATTGTGGATGTGGGGGAATAATGCTGACGGTCAGTTAGGAGACAATTCCACTGTTACTAAATCATCTCCTGTCACAACTTCTGGTGGCGGTACTAACTGGAAACAACTTGCTATAGCACATTATCATGCTACAGGAATAAAAGCTGACGGTACATTATGGACATGGGGTAGAAATGCTAGCTCTAGCTCTCCGTTCGTTTGGGATGCCGGTGCTTTAGGCGATGGCACCGCAACAAATAAATCTTCTCCAGTAACAACTGCGGGCGGCGGCACCAACTGGAAACAAGTTTCTGCAGCTTGGCAAGCATGTGCTGCTATTAAAACAGACGGCACTCTTTGGACTTGGGGTAACAATCGAACTGGACAATTAGGTACTGGAACTACGACAGCCAGATCATCACCAGGAACAACTGCTGGCGGTGGTACTAATTGGAGTCAAATATCTTTAGGATTTACATCAAATGTTGAGGGTAATGCTGCAGCCATTAAAACTGATGGCACGTTATGGACATGGGGAGATAACACTAGCGGCACTTTAGGAATTGGCACAACTGTAGATAGATCATCTCCAGGAACAACTGCAGGTGGCGGAACTAATTGGAAACAAGTTGCTGTAGGGCTTAGTTCTATGGCGGCAATAAAAACTGACGGCACATTATGGACTTGGGGGCTAAATGATACTGGTCAGTTAGGCACAGGCACAATTGTAGCTAGATCTTCACCAGGTACAACTGCTGGAGGTGGAACCACGTGGAAACAAGTAGATATAGGTGGTAATACTGTCGTACATAAAACTGCTGCAGCAGTAAAAACTGACGGAACGTTGTGGACTTGGGGATCTAACGTTCGTGGTCAATTAGGAGAAAACACGACTACAAATAGATCTTCACCAGGAACAACAGTTAGTGGTATTACCAATTGGAAACAAGTAACTTGCGGATATGGTCTTACAGCAGGAGTTACTGACATGACTATATAATATGTGTATTACATTATGGAGTTGTTATGAAACGATATCATTTTATTTCTGGGCTTCCACGTTCAGGATCTACACTACTCACTTCAATCCTTAATCAAAATCCAAAGTTTCATTCTGATATTTCAAATCCATTAGCAAGATTTGTCAGAAGAATTATTACTGAATCTTTTGCTGGTCCTGGATATCACATTCAATGCCCAGAATCAAAAAGAATTGAGTTAGTTAAAACTCTTATCGAAACTTATCATTCGCACATCGATAAAGAAGTTTGTTTCAATACCAATCGTGGTTGGACTACTCTTTTACCTATGCTGCAACAAACTCACGCAGACGCAAAAGTAATTTGTTGTGTTCGTGATATTCGTTGGGTTTTAGATTCTTTTGAAGTATTGTTTCGCAACAATCCTTTCACAATGTCTCAGTTGTATGGCGAACAAGAATCAGAATCAGTTTACAATAGAGCATACTATCTAATGAGCCCAGGAAGCCCTGTACGTTTTGCATATGATTCATTGAAAGAAGGCATAACTGGTCCGCATAAGAAAATGATAATGGTTCTAGAATACGATCAGTTGGCTAAGAATCCAGAACAAACTATGCGGGCTCTGTATAATTTCATTGGCGAGCCATACTTCGAACACGATTTTAATAATGTCGAAGCAGCCTGGGATGAATATGATCTCGACGCTAGAATTAATGGTTTACACAAGATCAGAAAAGAAGTAAAATATATAGAACGTGAGCCCATTCTCCCTCCTGATTTGTGGGCTGAATTTTCTAATCTTGAAGTTTGGCGATGAAGCTCAAAACACATCATGTAAAAGCGATCACCATCGAGCGCGATATCGAGGTGTCAGATGTTCCTTGTCAAAAGATTGATTGCACGCTCTGTTGTGAAATGTTATCGCCATACTTGACAGAAGCAGAAATGAAATCTGGTAAGTACATCTTTACATTTATGAACAACGAAGCAGATCCGTTCACTCCAGTCATTGCAGTTCCTAGAGTAGAAACAGGTTGCATTTATTTTGGTGCTGATCGCAAATGCAAAATCTATGAGGATCGTCCACTAGCCTGTCGTCAGTTCGATTGTCGCAAAGGCCATCATCCGAAAATACCTAATCAATTTGAACAGTGAGGTTGTTATGAAAATTAATCTTGGTGCTGGCGATACAAAATACGATGGCTTTCTAAACTGCGACTACGACGCAAGAACTAAGCCAGATTTCCAGTTTGATATGGAAAGAGACAAATGGCCTATCGAAGATAATGTTGTCGAACAAGTAATCGCGCATCACGTCTTCGAACATATGGGCGAAGGATATTTCCACTGTTTGCAAGAACTGTATCGCGTTTGCAAACACGGTGCTATCATTGATATTCGTGTTCCTCATCCTCGCCACGACTACTACTTAAACGATCCTACACATCGTCGACCAATTACGCCTGACGGTTTGTCGTTGTTTAGTCGAAAGTACAATGATGCTTGCATTGAGCAGAGCGCAGCAGCATCAAGACTCGGTTATTATTTTGACGTGGATTTTGAAGTTGTCGATGTGAATGAAATTCCAGATCCAATGTATCTAAAAGCATTTGAAGGAATGCAAGCAGATCAGGCTCGACGTTATATTCACGAGCACAACAATATCGTAATGGAATATCATATTCGCATGGTCGCAGTAAAAAATGGTTGAGAATAAACAAGAAAACGATCCGCTTTTCTTAGTCATCAGTTCTCTAACTAAAGATGAAAAGCGCAAGACTGCAGTAATGTTGCTCGACGAAATGTTTACGTTGGCTAAAACATTACAACAATTTGAATCTGTGGGTCGCGCAGCGCTCGAAGTAAAGTATGCTGAGTTGTATCTCAAATGCGCAGAGATATGTTATTCTATGTGCAGAACAACGGAGCAACTTTATGTTGCTCGTGAAAATCTATACAAAGCATACAATCTTAACAATTATCCAGAAAAGGCTTTATTTTACATTGATTTAAATCTGCAAGTAAAGCCAAACGATCCCGACACATTAGCAAACAAAGCATTTAATCTGTCGCTTCTCGGTAAAAGAACAGAAGCAGAAGCGATCATCGAAGATCTAATCGCTCGTCAAGTAAAGATGGATAAGCAAGAATCGTTAGAATATGCGCTCTGCGGCAAATATCTACGTCTTGGTGAAACGTCAAAGGGAATCGATCTTTTCATCAACACATTCAAAAAGAAAAATCCCCTATTCGAAGATGTGCTAAAGCTGAAGTTCTGGGACGGTGGTGCATATCCAGGGAAAACAATTATCATCAATGGAGAAGGTGGTATTGGTGATGAGATCATCAACATTCGCTATCTCGATAATCTAAAAGCTCTAGGAATGAACCCCATCTTGTATTCTTCGTGGCATATGTATCGTCCCGATATGGTGAACTTGTTCAAACGCCACGGATACGAGGTAACGACTAATCATCTGTTCTTTCCGAAAGATGCGCTCTGGACTCATATGATGAGTTTGCCGGGATATCTTGGCTTGAAAGAAAATCAATTATGGACTGGTCCTTATCTCAAGCCATTGCGTCAGGAAAAGAACAAACTCGACGACAAGAAGTTCAAGATCGGTATAAAAGTCAACGGCAATCCACACTTCGAGCAGGATGTTTATCGACGCATTCCGTTCGACGAGATGATGGCGATTATGCCAAAAGATGCGTCGATTTATTATATCGACACAGAAAAAGAATACGAAGGTACGATATCGCTGAAGAACAGGATCAGGTCTTGGGAAGACACGCTCGACTTTATTGATCAAATGGATTTGATTGTTTCTTCCTGCACTAGTCTCGTGCACGCAGCGGGAGCAATGGGTAAGCGCACGATTGTATGTGTACCTATTGCTGAATATTATATCTGGACTTCGACTCGTACAAACGAAACGACTCCGTGGTATGGCAACAATTTAACTGTGCTGAAGCAAACTAAACTGCGCAGCTGGAAAGAACCTCTCGAGCGTGCGCGTGAGCTAATACTGGAAGAAATGAATGCACATTGAGTCAAAATTTCCCGTATTGATTGGCACACATCAAGTTGATTCTGCTGTTGTAGAAAAAACTTTATTGGCTGTTAGACAATGGGAAACGACTGATAGTTACAAGAAATATATGCAATATCGTAAAGATGAAAATCTCAACACGACTTATCACACATATCATGATATTTTATCAGAAATTAAACTGATTGATCTGCGGAATGAAATCAATAATGCTATTCGTGAATTTGCTGCGGCTCATGGTACCAAAATAGAAAAAACAAGTATTCATTCTTGGATAAATTATTTTGAACCGGGAAACTACGAAGAACGACACGATCACTATGGAAATATCATTTCTGGTGTGTATTATGTACAAGCTATGCCTAACACGGGCAATTTTGAATATTATGAACCAGCCAAACAAAAATGTATGTGGAATGCTCTATATACAAATATAAGAAACGTAAGTGAAGTTCAACCAAAAACAGGTAAGATGATTCTGTTTCCGTCTTATCTAGAACACTGCGTTAAAAGAAACATGTCATCATCAACACGCATCTCTATTGCGTTTAATATTCCAGCGGAGAAGTAATGAAGATTCTTATTATGGGACTGCCAGGATCTGGTAAGACAACTCTAGCCCAAGAAATGTACGACGAGTTTACTGCTCAAGGATTGCCAGTGAATTGGCACAACGCCGATTCTGTGCGTAAGATGTTTGATGACTGGGATTTCTCGGAAGCAGGTCGAACACGTCAAGCAGAAAGAATGGGTAGATATGGTAATAAAGATAAGAAAGAAGGGATATATTCTATCTGCGAATTTATTTGTCCGACTGAAAATCTAAGAAAGATATTTTCTGAAGATGGTTCTCCTGATTATGTTATCTGGATGGACACAATCAAGAAAGGTCGATACGAAGACACCAACAAATTATTTGAGCCACCAACAGAATATGACTATCGCATCACAAACTTTAATTCTAAAGGGTGGGCAAAACGTATTGTAAAAGATATCATCAACAACGAGCATCCTGTACAATTTGATCCACGCAAACCTACAGTACAAATGCTTGGACGTTGGCAACCATGGCACGATGGTCATCAAGCATTATTTGAACGTGCGTTAGCTAAAACAGGTCAAGTCTGCATCATGATTCGTGATTGTCAGAACTGGAATGACAGCAATCCATTTGATATTGCTGACGTAGAAGAACGCATTCACAAAGCACTAGGACCAAAGTATTATGGTCAGTACACGGTGCAAGTTGTGCCCAATATTGTCAATATAACATATGGGCGCGATGTTGGTTATAAGATCGAACAAGAAACGTTAGATGAAGCAACGCAAGCAATATCAGCTACAAAGATTCGAGAAAGTCTCGGACTGAAATGAACTTGTGATCGTAGTGTTTACGAGCGCAAGTATACCACTGATATTTGTTCTTTAGTTGTTCTGGAAATGGAATCTCCTCTATGAATGCGTCGTACTTGCGAGCTACGAGACTAGCGACATATTGGAATGAGACTGGATTGTTCGTTCCGATATCGTAGATGCCTGATTCTTTTTCCACAATCATACAATCTATAGCGTCGTTCACATTAACAAAATCACGGAAGTAATCTTTAGATCCTTCAAATACTTTTATCACGCCAGTTTCTTTTGCTTGTTTGGTGAACTGGTAGATCGGACTTGCTTGCGTTCCCTTGTGTTCTTCACCATCGCCATATACATTGAAGAATCTACAACCTACTACATTGCTGAATCTGTCGATGTTATCGAGCACCCAGTAATCAACTGTTGCTTTCGACAGCGCATAATAATTTAGAGGATTGATTTGATACGTTAACGAGTTGCCATATACAGAAGCCGACGAAGCATAGGTCACAGGAATTTTATGTTCAATTGCATACTCAAATAATGAAACACTATATTTAACATTGAGATTATGAATCCGCTCTAGATTATTTTCTGTTGTGCTTGATAATGCGCCAAGATGATATATTTTCGTGATGTTTTTCCAAGGGAAATCTGAGTCAAATATTTCCATATGATTATGAAAATCTAACGCGATGATATCCCAATCGCGATTCTTTATCAAGTTACGACCAATAAAACCTTTAGATCCTGTTATCAGTATCACGGAAGTACTCCTTATCACTCATAGCTTTGTCGTCGATCCAAACATCGTATGTGGGTTTTCCGCAAGAAACGCTTGTATATTTAACGTCCCACGTTTCTAACTGATTCTTTGTGAATCCAAGCCAATCTTTACCTGTAGCAGATCCTCTAGCAGTCCAATAGTGAATCTCGTGTCCTTCATCATATAATCTATTAAGATGTGCGATCCGCAATCTTTTTGGTGTCGCTTCATGATAATCGCCCCAAGTATTGTTGCATATCGTTCCGTCAATATCGACAATATATTTCACGATTGACTATCCCCCTTCTCAACACGGTAGCTATCTTTTGGATCGTCTGGAGTTGACACTTCAAATACGATAGAATCATCTTCAAGAGCTTCTAACTGATGCGGCTCAAATACTTCATTCGTCCATGTATCGCCTTGTTTCAATACAGAAGAACATTTGTTTGCATTTGCTGTGTTGATGTAGTACACGATGAAAGAACCTTGTTGCACATACCACGTTTCTGTTTTCTTACCGTGAAAATGCATACTACCTTTAGAACCAGCTTTATCGAAGCACAACAACTTTCCGCAATACTTGTCGTTATTGACGAAAATGATTTCTCGTCCCCAACCTTTTTCAACTATGTCTGTCATTCATGTTCTCCGAGATTTTTGTAGTTGAATATCCATCAACATATGGAATGATAACAACTTCTGCTAAATCTGAACCGACTACATATTCTATTTCATAGTCGCCACCCTTTGTGATTATGTCAGGTTTAATTTTTTTAATCAGCTCATATGGCGTGTCTTCATTAAACACTATAACTTCGTCTACGAAACTGAACGATTCTAGAATAGCCTTACGATCTTCTTGCTTCGTTAGCGGTCGAGCGAGACCCTTCAGTCTGCGAATACTATCATCAGAGTTTAAGCCAACGATTAACTTATCACCCAATTCGCGCGACTTTCTAAGATACTCAATATGTCCGCGATGAATGATGTCGAAACATCCGTTCGTGAATATGATCTTAACATCAGCGGATTCTATATCTGTTTTAGTGAGAGTATATGTGCCAAACTTGGTCACGGAAATAGAGGCTAGCTTTGTTGCTTTACGAACTGCATTCTCTAACGAGTCTCCCTTAGCGAGGAAGAATGTCATCACAGCTATGAAAACGTCGCCAGCTCCGGTCACGTCTGAGACCTGATGATCTTCCGTAGGAATCTCGGTGATCGAATCGTGAGTAACTATGAGAACACTCTTGCTCGCGCGAGTGATCACGAGCGCGCGAGTGACGTATTTCTTAGCCGCTTCGATGTAATCGATCTGACCGACATAGCTCGCGTATTCTTTTTCGTTGAGCTTGATTATGTCTGCGCCAATATAATTATCCAGCGACTTCTTGGGATCGACGATGACAGTTTTGTTGAATGCCTTTAGATTTTCTATGATTTTAAGCGGATCGCGCACCACACCTTTATTATAATCGCTTATGATAACATATTCTGCGTCCTGATCCATCACGGTGCCATCGAACCAGACGCTAGCCTGCTGATCATTATCGACGCGAAACAGAATATGATTATCGCAAACAAATCTTGTCTTTATGCAAGAATCTGTAGAATGATAAAAATCTACATTCGCGCCTAACGCTTTTAGATTGGCTGCAACATTACCAGCCCCACCAGGAATCATTCGTTCGTTCTGTAAAGAAAATATTGGAGTAGGCGACTCGGGTGAAATTCGTTCTACCTTACCATAACAATAGCGATCTAAAATAAGATCGCCTATCAATCCGATCTTCATGATAAACTCCTTTTATTACAATTATGTATTCCATAAATATCCAGCATTTTATAAATAGAATCATCAATTTAAGGAATTGCTATGGAACAGATTTATACCGCTATTCAAGCTGCTGCTAATCAAGACGCGAACGAGTTTCGTGACGCTATCAGCGCAGCGTTAGCTACGAAGATTCAAGATGCCCTTGAACTGAAGCGCATCGAAATTGCATCAACAATGTTTAGCTCTAATCAAGAGCC